TGTGCTCAGTGCGGAGAGTTATTTCTAAGCTCATATGCTTATGACCAGCATCTAGCTATTAATGCTGAAGGTATCATACAGTGTTTCAACCTTTCAACATTTAAAACAAATGATGGAATACCTATATTTGATAAAATAATTGAACCTAAATGGGAACCATCATATGCATGGTCTTACACTATTAAAATAGATAATGTATTGAAGTTTTAAGGAAAATCAAACGTAGGTGGAACTATACTCATGTCTACGTCAAGAACTTGAAGAGTTTTAAATTCTTTAATAAGAGAAACAGCAAGACCTACAGCTTTTGCCGCAATAGCAATATTGAGTATAGTAGTCTCAGAAAATTCAGGGTCCTGTGAATCAAATTCAATAGTACCAATATTTGCAGCACTAAAACTATAAGATAAAGTAAGTTCATAATGTTGATATGTTATTAAATCAGTAATAGTATTAGCCATTAATTCACTCCTCTATTTATGGTAGATCAAAAGTTGGAGGATCAATACTCATATCAACAGTAAGAATTTGAAGAGTCTCCATAACCTTATTAAGATGAACAATGAGTCCGCTATCATGTCCAGCTGTAGCTAGAGCAAGTGGTTCGCTTTCATCAAATTCAGCTTCGCTACCGAGAAATATAAAGTTTCCTATATTCTGAATAGGATCATCATACACATATTGAAGATTATAGGAATTGTTATCAACTTCTGGGCTAATAGTATTTGCCATTATTTTTCTCCTAAACTGTGGTTTTAACTTGTTGTTGAATATTCATAGCCTTTTCCCAAATTTCCATCCATCTCCATGCATGATTTTCAATGCATAGTTGTGATGCAACATTACGGCCAGCCTCAGATAATTCTCTTCTTTTCTGTTTATCATTGGTTAATTGTTTTAATTCTCTATACCAAATTTTTGGTTTTTCTGCTAATATTCCAGCACCCATATTATGCAAACGTCTATATTCATTACGAGGTGAAGCAATCCATGGAACACCGCAAGCACTTAATTCAAGAGGTTTAAGCCATGATTTTCTTTGATTAAATAATGTCTCTGATAATGGTGCTATTCCAATACCTAGTTTAGCTAATTCATGTGGCCAGTCCTCAATAGACACTGACTCTATACACTCAGGAATCTGGTTCATTCCAAAAGTTTTCATAACTCCATTTAAATCCCCAATGCAACGAAATGAATTACCTTCATCCATTACTCTTGAGATAGAATTACCAACTGCAGAAGGATCATCAGGATGAGAGTGTAATGCAGCTGGCCAACCAATAATAGTATCGTCTTTATGTTCAACATTTAAATACCATTCTGGTATATAGTTAAACAATACATAACATTTATCAGGACCGCCATATCTAGTAACTAATCCTGGAGTGGAGACAGTTACTAGTGTTGCTAAATGACATGCTTCTTTTAAGTTGTTCCATGAATGAGTATATTGACTACTCAGCATTGCATGTATCTGTCCCGCTTTATCTTGCTTAATTCGACCAGATGCAACCGCTGCTTTAACTTCACGTAATGCACGATTAGGATCTAGTTCTACCCATGCTGGATTATGCGGATGAATTGAAGATAAATCATCATCGATATCAATAATTACAGCTATTCCAATATTACGAAGATAAGAAATAACCGGTAATAATCGTCTATCTGTTGTACGCTGAAAAATAACTACATCAATATCTTTATTTATGTCAACACTGTGAACATTACCATCTTTCATGGTAATTCTAATATTTCTATCTTGTTGACGCACAACAGTAACGTCATGACCTGCTGCTTTTAATACCTCAGCAGGCCAAATAATACGATAGCTCCCGCAACCGTAATCATCTGACGGATAACAAACTACTTTCATGTCGCCGTTTTAGATGATGCAACTTTAGTAGCCTGTAAGTCACCAGAAGTAGTTACTGTGACAGGTTTTACTGAATCAGTATCCTTCGATTCATATTTATCCTTAAGATTTTTTACTTCCTCTTCTAAAGCAATTACCCTATCCCATAGCATTTGATAAGACATTTTAATTCTCCTCTATCGGTTCTTGCAGATTAACTACTTGTAACGTGGTGTTTGAATCAATAGAAATAATGTTGTGTATTTCTCCATTTGAATCTGAGAATCTAACAATATAATCAGGATTATTTTTTACAAGATATGTTAAAAATTCAAGTAGTTGTTTGACAGTCATCACATTAGTAGACCTATCCAGTTGTATCCCATTGCCTGACCGGATACTGCATTAGCTCCTGATGTTGTATTAATTATCTGAATTGTAACTAATGTAGAACTCACACTAAAAAGTTGATAACCATAACTACTTGTAGCATTAGTACCAGTTAACGAAAATACTGCAGCTGACGTACCAAATGGATTAGTGAAATTAACTTTTCCACCTGTCCCTACAGTTCCAACTGATCCTCCACCCTGTATTTGTTTTGCACTAGTAATAGAACCATCATCAATAGCGCCTACAATGTAATGATCACCTTGTACAGAAAGCACAACAACAATATCATTAACAACAGGATGGTAACCGCGTGTGTAAGCACAAACAATAGGAAGTGTTGTATCTCCTCCCAAAAAAATAGTTGCTTTTGGCGGTGGCCCAGAACTTATAGAAGAGACAACACCAGTACGACGTAATGCAGTAAGCGGATGATTTTTATCACCAGCCGTAACTAATGCTGTCATAGCAATACTCGATTACGACAATTAACTGTCATTCCACCGTCCATCGCACGAATATTAAGGTCAAATCCATCACCGATCAATGGAAAATCAATATTCTGATCTGGATCAGTTACTTGTATTACATCTCCACTTTCTAGTGCATAGTTAGGAATTATAGGTACCGTGATACTATCCGGAATTCCAAGCACGCGCAACAACGTCGTCCTAGCGGCAAGATTCACTTGTGCTTGTGTTGTCATTAATGGTGACGATTCAAAATAAACACGTCTACCTACAGCAGGCGCATAGGTAATTGATTCAGGATTAGTATCTTCAACATATGCACGTAATGGAGTTGTTCCGTCTGCAGGTTCGCTAGTATATACAACTGCGTTATAGAATGATGATGCATCAGCAGAATGTGCCGGACGCATCATCATTGATCTAATTCCAGGAGCATAAGAAATAACTACTGAATCTTCAGCTAAATTAGGTTCTGGTTTTGCAATAAAAGTACCCATCGGATCGCAATATAATTGCCATCCTGCCGATGTAGCAACCGATGTCATAGCATCAGAAATTGGAGTATCTTGATCATATGATTTTGTTCCTGGAACTAAATCTGTTCCTGGTATATTGTAAAACAAACGATTATTAGGAATTGCAGTTTGTAATAATGAAATTAATGCTGTATCACATGTGACGCCAGAAGCAATAGCATAAGGCTGTGTAAATGATCCAGTTAACCACATTCTGTCATAACCGGAAATAGTTAATTGAGGATATGAAGATTGAACACCAGTAACTACTAATGTGCCTACTGGTACAAATTCTTTATCTATACCAAGTGCTATCTCAGCTTGTGTAGCATCCCAATAGCGAACGCCTACCCATGGACGTATTTCTGACGCAACATAAGCAAATAGATCACTTATTTGGTCAGGAAATAAAAGTCCAGATGCATCAACAATATTAACACTACCACTCCGACGAATAGTATCTGGGCCAACGGTTACACTGCCACCGATATTTTGAACTTTAGATCCTGAACTAGGATCAATTACAGTTTGGTTTTGTAATGTTGCAATTACTAATCCATTTTGCAATACCTCTAAATAACTGTATTGCTCATGACTACGAGCAAGAGTATCTAGATATCGTTGGCTGACAGGATACATTATGGTGCATCTGTTTCTACATAGGTTAATGTATAAACATCGTTTCTTAGATCAGTGTTAACAAATCCATCAGCATCACACCAATCTTTTTCTGTTAGTATTTCTGAAATATCCCAACCATTAATTAGGACATATGAACGTCCACCCTGGTGCCATAATATTTCCATTACTCCACTGTCAGTTACTACAGCGCGCAATCGTGCAATTTGTGATTCAGTAGAAGTAATGACAATTAATTGCCCGTCTTCCCCACTAATCCAATCACGAATCTTTACCGGAGCTGCATTAGCACCTAATGGATGATAAATAGCAGAATCTTCTGTAAAAGAAAATGATGCAGCCATGCGTCGATTAACAGACAATGATAGTAATGGTTGTGTAACACTACGAAGAATGGTGACCGGATTTTCTACACCAAACAATGTTACATACGTTGAGTTCAAACTTGTTAGAATTGAATTATTATATAGTGTTTGTTGACGTGCTCGATAAAGGACTGGACGTAATACAGGTAATTCATCATCATGACTAAAAATAGTCTGCCCAGTATCAGAACCAACTGCTTCATCAGTTCCATTATTTGCACCATCATCAATATTACGAACTTGATACCACTGTAATCCTTGACTATTACGAGATTGAAAACTGTCAACCGCAATAGAGCCTAATCCCCAACCAATACGTGTAACTAATACACCAATACCAGTAACTGAATTATCATTAGTAATATTGGCCGCAGCAAATACAGCATTTGATGGTGCAGCAACACTAAATACTATCCTTTGTGGAGTCGTTGTTAATGTTACTGGAGATCCAACAGAGGTAGTGGTTGTTGTCTCACTACTATCTTTCCATAGAATTCTAGGTGTAGTGGTGAAAGTTCCGCTTTCTGTCCATGCCCACATAGAAAGCGTATGTATTTGTCCTGCTACAACAGGGAAACGCCATTGCGTAGTATCAGAATTCACTGATCCAGCAATACCCATATTACTTGTTGCCGCAGTTTGTGTAAACCAACGTAACATTCCCGGAGGAGTTCCTCCGGTTGATAAAGATAAATTACAATACTGCCATGTAAAAGAATCACCGGCAGGTGGATTAAATCCATCATTCACATTATGTGTTAATGAACCTCCGCTAGCAATTTGAATATGTGCCCAATTATCGGCCGGTCCCCGTTGATTATCGAGAAATTCACCACGTTCAATAATAACATCTTGCATTCCGGTATATCCACCGGGAGTCCATGAAGTAGAAGAACCTACAGCTAAACTAACTTGATCAACTCTATGTTGTTCATTTGCAGCACCAGTAGATAAAACTTCAATAACAACTAATGCAGTAACAGATAAGGCTGGTGCAACACCAGTAAATGATGCTTGTATATATCCACCAGTTCCATCAGTAACCGTACTACCAAACTGTGTTGAAATAGTTCCATTAGATGCATTTAGCCATCTAACCCCAACAGCACAAGAACGTGCAGATACAAGAGATCTAAATGATGCTAACACAGTATAAGTAGTTCCTGGATGAACAGTTGGAGTATCTCCTACTAAAGAACAACGTGCAACCATTGTTCCGGCTGCAGTTGAATTCAGTAACATATCTGCTAATCCATCTAATGGGTTAACAGTACTACGCACGGGTGTCGACATATTTGAATCAGCAGTCCATGATCCTACAGTTGATTCAAAACTAGCATTATCACTTGTTAATAAGTTAACAGTAGCAGTTGTTGTTAGTAATGCTTGATACGTATGTTTATCTTGTAATAAAGATGCAGTTATTGTTGGAGTATATGGGACAGTGTAAGTAACAGAAAATGTACCTGACGGTTTCCAATCAGACCACCAGAGGTTACCCTGCGGTCCAGGCCAACTTTGTGCAAGTTTTACATATGCCTTATAAGTAACTCCATTTAATAAATAAGCTTGTGTAGTAGCACCAACAATAGCACTAGTATTAGCACCGGAATTTTGATTACTATCCCATGCTGGAATACTAGTGTCAGGATCAAAATTAGCACTACCATATGTACTAGAATCAAATATCTTTACTTGCCATGCAGTTTGCGGATCTCCATCGTCATCTTCATAAACCCAGTTAACTGTTGGCTGTGCATTGTTGGCTACAGTAACAACAGTTGGAGTTCCAGAAACAATGGGTTGTTGATTTATATCGACATCAATATATAATTCGTATACTCTGCCAAAGTTTCCTGATCCATCATTAGCAAGAAAATAAGATGTTTGTAATCCAATTAAATTAACAATTCCTGCAGACCATGCACGTCCCCCCGGCGCAGAATAAGCAGGATTTCCAGCAAAGGTAGTAATTGTTTGTGTGCCACGGGTGAAGTATGATGAACCAACAGTTCCTAATGAAGTATTACTATCATCATAAATAGTATTGTGCATTGTTTCAGTTCCACCGCCGGCTACGCTATGGCTATTGCGTTGCCGTACTGTTAATGATTTAATTCTTTGTCCTGCAGAAAGTGCACTTAGATTTCCCAAGCTAACGCGAAAATATCCCTGCTGAACAGTGCCAACAACAAATGAAGAATCAGAATTATCTGAAACAGCCTGCCACCGTGTAGAAGCTCCATTAACACTGAATGGTGCATTAGATAAAACATCACCATTTGGTCTTAAGGTTGTAATCGTCATAGTCTAGATCCTCTTACAGCCTTAGCGATTTGACCCTTACTTACCATAGTGATAACACCATTACTATCAAGATGTGCATTAAAGGAAATCTTAGAAATATTTCTTGCTACAGCCATACCAAGTTTTTCATAATCAATTGATGTATATGATGAATTACTAGTTGAACTATTACGAATAGATGTTGCCTGTGTTGCTGGAATAATCATCTCATCTTTGTGTACTAATGCCAACTCCGTTTGTGGTACTTGCCATGCACCCTTTGCATATCCCTTAAGATGAAATGCTTTTCCTACCGATTTAGCAAGCACCTTTCCCAATTGTGTCATTTGCTTTTCTAGAGATGCCGATTGTGATTTAAGACCATTAACAAATGACTTTGCAATATTGCCACCTATTTGTGCATTGACAGCAGTATTTCCAAGTGTTTTACTAGCACTATTGATTGCTCTTTGAGTTTTGTTTATATCTTTTATAGTAGCCTTTGATCCAGATGCTAAAGCTGCAGCAGTTGCACCGCCTGCATCAACACCTTCACCTGTAATCTGTGCAATTAAATCTTTTGATAAACCTAATTTAGACAGCTTCTTTAGATTTGCTGTAAATGCTAGAATTGCTGCAAGTTTTGACTTTAAACTTGTATCAAGATTACTTGCACTGGATACAGTGCCAATACTCGATAATGATGCTGATGATAATGCCTCATCTTTTACCGATGTTGCAACAGCATTAGCCGCTGAGATTTGTGCAGCTATTTTATCTCGTTGTGCAGCAAGGCGTTGCATTTGTCCATTAACTCGACTAACTGTTGCAACTAATCTAGATTGTGCTGAACCACTAAAATCTTTACCAATAGATTGTGTAACAGATTCAGCGGCAGCCTTAATTGATCCGCGAGCGCGAGAACCAGTAAATGCAGATAGAATAACATCAAGAATATGTTTACCAGATGCAGTGCGTTCACTACGTTGTGCAGCGACTGCATCACTTTCAGCTTGCTTCACATAATTAATTAAGAAATCAGATTGTTTCTTACTATACTTTGCTTTATGAATTTCATCAAAAATCTGTTGTGTAAATTTAGCAATATCTGCACGTGACGTTGAAAGACTAATTTCAGCATTTAATTTAGTTGAAAGTGATTTTGCAGTATCACGAGTTCCAGAAGTGACGGCTCCTTTTACATCACCACCCGTTGCATAGGTAGCGATAGAAGCCATCTGCTTAAGCATTCTAGCTGATGTTTTATTATCATAAACATGTGCACCGCCCTTGAAGTGCACTAATTCAGGACCGGCATCTCCAACAACTCCCCAACTGCCTGCGTTTGGATCTCCACCCTTTGCGTACCAATGTGGACTTCTAGATAACCAAGCACTATATGCAGAAGCAGGTGAACCATAGGCTCTTTTAATATAAGTTAAACCATCAATAATCTGTTTGTTTGGGTCGTTTGTTTTTCCATACGGCATTCCGGCCCAGGTAGAATCAAGGAATTGTGCAATACCATACGCTGAACTAGTTGGGTTAGCAGCATTTTGATTCCAACCAGATTCACCATTCCACAAAGAAACTAATGCAGAGAATTGTGATTGATCCCAACCAAAATGATTTAATACACTTTTAGCATAAGCCTGGTTTGCCGCTGCTCCTTGACTGTGGGCGCGTTGATCACCACTCCCTCCGCCTAAACCGAGTTTACCTAAACCAGATGCTCCAATATCATATCCAGTACTCTGTAATGCTTCTAAACCTTTTTTAGATAAATCAGAAACTTTTACTAAACCTTTTTTAACTATAGACTCTAATACCTTAGGAATTGATCCAACTAAATTTTTTGCTAATGCAGCTGGATCATGCAACAACATACCTTTAATAAATCCACCCATGATGTGGCCACCCAGGTCCATCATGACTTTAGACGGTGAACTAATTTTGAATAAATTAACTACTGCATTTTTTATTGGATTAAATATATGACTCTTAACCCAGCTAGCTACATTACCTAATTCGTTGAGAATTCCACTAAACAGACCAGAAACTATATCCCTTCCATTTTGTTTTAACCAAGTTGAAGCTCCACTGAGATAACCCTTAAATCTACTTCCTATATTAGTAAACCAATTACGAATAGTTGACCAACCGCGAGAGATACCTGACCATAAACCATTAATTAAATTTGTACCACGACTGACTAATAAACTTCCAAATCCCTTAAAATACCCAGCAATTCTGGATCCTATACCAGAGAACCAGTTAGAAACAGTGGTCCAACCTGTTTTAATGCCTCCCCATAATCCATCTATAAGTGCTTTACCTTTACTGGATAAAAGAGATCCAAGACTTCCAATTGCTGATTGAATAGTTGAAGGAAGATTTCTAAAGAATGTATATACTGCTTTAAATGCATTGTAAACACCAATACCAAAGTTAACAAAAGCCTTAATAACTCTGGCGATTGTAGTAATAACTAGAATTAGTGTCTTTACAGCACCAACTAATAAATACCCAACAAATCTAATTAATGGCGGTAATACTTTACCAAGAATTGTTGCAGCAAACTCAAGAATTTTTCCAATGACTTTAACGACGACTATGATTACTGCTTCAATAGTCGGTTTCCATTCATTGAATTTTTTGAGCAATATAACTAATGCAGGTAATACATTTGTTTGAATAAATTTTGCTAATGCATCGAAAACTGGTTTAAGTCTTGAACCAACAGCAATAGCAACTTGGAGAATAACAGGAATAAGTTTTGTTGCTATCCATTGTGCAATAGAAACAATAATAGGAATTACATAAGTAGATATAATTTTAACAAACTGAACAAAAATTGGTATTAAGTGAGCTTGCATCCAAGTATAAATAGAAATAATAGCGGGAAGAATATAAGTTGTAAATGTATTAGTTAAAGATTTAATTATAGGTATAACACCAGATGCAATAGTTGTAACTATGTGTTCAAGACTTGGTAAAAGTTGAGTTATTAATGTTGAATAGAATTTCATAACTACTGGTACAATAGTTTCAAAATAAGTTTTTAAAGTTGAAAATACAATACCAACTATTGTACCCAATGAAGAAAATGCAGATTTAATAGGTCCAGTTGCTTTAGATATAGCTCCGCCGCTAGATGTTAAATTAGCAATAAAAGCTTTAACTCTATCGACTATTTCAGATAAAATAGGTGATACATAAGTTTTAACTATACCAGCAAAATTTTTAATCGGTGGAATTACTTTAGTATCAATCCAACCGCCGAGTGTAAATAATACTGGAATGAATTTGTTAGCAATAAAATTTTCTACAGCATCTAATGCTGGTAAAAGTTTTGTTCCTAATTCCTCCTTCATTACTTTCCATGATGCACGCATTTTATCGCCTGCAGTTGCTTGAGCTACAGCAGATCCACCGAACTCTTTATTCAACTCGCCAAGAATAATTTTTTGTGCATCAAGCGTGTGACCAGAATTAACTAACGATGTAATAGTTTTTTGTTGGTCTGTAGTAAAAGCAACACCAACACGACGTAATGCTGTGATTCCCTTGATTGGATCATTGAGTGCTTTACCTAATTGAATAGCTGATGATTTACCTGACTGTCCTAATGCGACAGACATATCACCAACGGTTTTTGTTGCTTGATTAAATATGTCATTACCTTTACCAACTTCATTACGAATGCCGGTAAAAGTTAAAAGCATATTTTCATTTGATTTTATCTGATCATCATCAATACCAGTTTTGCGAGAAATAGAACTTGCTAATTCTTCAACATCTTTAGCTGTAACATGCGCAGCAGAGCCAGTTGATTTGATTACTGCAGCAGTTTGTGCTGTTGTTTTTTGTGCTTCTCTTCCAGCCTCAATAGCTGATTTGAAAAACTCTGTTGCTTTAGATGCAACTTCATATGCACCAACAACTTCTAGTGCACCCTTAGCATTTTCTTTAAGAGAACTAAACATTCCCTCATGTTCTTTTGTTGCTCTATTCACAGATTTAGTGGTTGACGTAGTGATGCCATCTAAATCTTTTTCTACACCTTTTACTGATTTACCAACGTTACTTTTTAAACCAGACGTAAAGTTTTTAAAGTCGCCAACAAGTTCAATATATGCCCGATCAATTGGTGTTGGCATAGTGAACTCACCTTAGTTTAAGTATTGACATTCATAGCACGGAGGAATGACGCGCTGGCGTCCTCTTCTCCATGCCACCAGTCCGGCACTCCCTCAACTGCAGGCACAATTTCCCTGTATTTATTTAAACCTGGAACATACCATTCTGTTATATGAAATGAATTATCAAGATCTACTCGAGGATTAGTGTTATCCTCATCATCGTAATTCAGACGCTGTAACATGGTGAAGTATATTAAGTTTAAGAATCGGTCTGGGCTGAGAGTTCTGATGTCAATTCCATTGGAGAGAGATTCACCGTCAATTTCGTGCCATCTTCCGGATTCGGTGACCCATCTGACGAGTCCGACGATGGCTCCGTAGGGCGCATTCCATATTCACCCATTACCCATGGAATTATTTCCATTACTTGAAAAATGGAAATTGGATTTGATTTATCCGCCATACGAGAAATAAATTTTTCTGCTGATTCTTTTGTAAGAACCAATTGTGCAACAGCACGAAAGAATTTTGGTTGATTCTTCATATCAGCTTCGCCGATACTTTCAGTCAACCCAACAAATTCAATGAGTTCATCGACAGCAAGGTTAGGAACTCCAATAAAAATATCATCGTCAATTTTAAATTTGACGTCAACTTTTTTACTGAAATCTTTTACTTGCGGATCAGCTGGCGTGATCGTTGTTTCTGTCATGGCAATACCTCCGACTCGCACAATAACAGCGCAGTCGGCCGCCTCATGACAAATGTAAATTTAGAAACTCAGCCCATGACTTCATGCAATGCATCATTTAAAAACGGTACTGGTTTTTGTCCGCTAGTGTGAGTTGCAAATACGGATTGTGAAGATCCTTTAGGCTGAAATACCATAAACTTTCCGCGCTGAGGAAATATTTGAGAAGATGTAGGTCCAAACAATCCAGTTCCATTGTGGACATATAAAGCATAATCTACATCAGTTCCTATTTCAGCTTTTAAAATTCCAGCTTCAGTGACAATTTTTAAAGTAATAGATGCACGTAAACGGCCCTGGTCAACAGGACATCTTTTCTTTGCTGCATTTTGTATACGTAATCCCTTACGTAGCAACTCTTTTGCTAAAGCTCCGGTTGGACCTTTTAATTGTTTGTTAATTTGAGATGAATTTATTTCCTGTCTAACATTAATACTACTCATCTATTAACTCCAACAACAAATTGAAGTTCTGAACCAACACATGCGCCTTCAGGCCCAACAAATAATTGCTGTCTAATCATATAATCAACAATATCATTATCTAATAATAAAGATCTCAACTGTTCAAGAACACTACACATTACTCTTTTAGCATCATCAATAATCATAAGTGCAGAATTGTTTAATGCATCAGTTGTTGGAGCTAAACTTTTACCATCTCCCGCTGGTTGCGGAGCGCAGCGAATTATCTGCATAATCATATCTGCTGCTAATACTCCACCCTCGCATGCATCAGATGTAGATGCTTCTATAGGGAATTGGTCAGTAAGAAAAAATCTATTAATTGATAAAGCCAATAATCCACACGTGTCGCATTCATCCCAAGCAATAGCGCTTGGAACTAATCCAACACGTGCAGGAGATTTACCAATAGAATATTTCAATTCATCATTTGCAGCAGAAAGGATTAATGGTAATACTGTTGAAATATCCATTATCCCACTCTCCGGGATTTCCTACCATCAATAGAATATGTACGTGCCCGTCCTTGTAAGTGATTTGGATTCCATGTATTAATAAAAATATCAGCGAGATATAATCCTGTTAATCCTTTGTCAAACATATCACTAATGCTAGGAAATGATAAAGTAACACCCTGTCTGGCAAGCTGAGTTACTGTACGTGGTAAACGGCAATCTTCACCATTTGCAGCCTTAATGAATTCACATGCTAATTCACCAATTGCCCAGGCCGCACCGTCGGGAAGATTTAAACCATATCTAGCTGTAACTGACCATGTTCCTACTTGAGTATCAGGTAAAGCGAAATTATTAGTCCTAGGCCAGATACCACCATCAACCCTAACCACATAACGACTTTCATCCAAACGATAAGAAGATGGATCTAGAATAGTTCCATTTATTTTAATTTGCGTGATAGAACTTACCGGAGCAGATAATTCAAATTGTTCAAGATACGTACATGAACAATTATCTTGACAAGATCCACATCCACCATAGATCCAATAACCATAAAATCCACCGGATGATGTTGCACCTAATGGCGGTCGCTGAGTTCCCGGCCATGAAAGCCAACCATCAGGGAAAGGGGTTTCTCTATGACAATCACGACATGGACGTAATGTAGTTTCAGTGAATCCAAATTGACGGCCAGTTAATACCCATAAAGTATTTGATGCAAATGCAACAGCCTGTCCCGTTACAGTAGGAGACTCTGTCATAACATCACATGTCCAGCAACAAGGCCAGAGATCAGTCGGAGAAAAGTCAGCTGTCATTTTTATCTCCCCAACGAATTTTATTACCTTTAATGGCTGCTGCACTGCGTATTTGTGATAATTGTTCTTGTGTATATTTTAGTTTCATTACTTGCTGTGCTTTTTTCATTCCTTTCTTTCCATTAGAGGATAATTGATCATGACCAATTTTTTCATTAGTTCTTTTTGCAACAGAAGATAATAATTCTTTTGTTACACCTTTACCATCCCAACCACCATGTGAATTATGATGACATTTTCGACAAAGCCATACTATATCTAGTATATGTAATTTGTCATATCCTTTATGATGGTGAGCAACAATATTATAAGGAGGATACTTATCTTTACAGTTTTCGCAGTGTTCAGGTTTAATTAAACTACCATTCCTTAATGCTCTTTTTATTTCATTTCTACCTGGATTAGTCATTATTTTCCTTATATAACAGGAACTACACCAACAGGAATGCGAACATCAAACTTGATAAGAATTGATGCAAAACGTTGTGCATTATTTCCTACCCACAATTCAGCAATATAATGTCCTGGTGTAGGAAATTCATCACCTTGCCAAGTATACTCAACTTTTCCATCTGTTTGTGGAGAAATAACTACAGCATTACGTATTACTGCTGTTCCTACACCACAGCTATTTTCTCGATAACTAAACTTCCCTGTGTAACCAGTTAAGTCAAGAGGATTTCCATTTGAATCCTCAAAAGTATATCGTAGAATCATAGGCTTTTCACCTACAACAAATGGACCAATTTCAACTGAGGGTGAATTACCAATCATGTTCCGGGCTCCTCCCCTGATATCGGTCCTTCATCTTCTATGCCTGAAATATTTTCATTTGTTTCTCTGCCAAAAACTCTAATTCTTAAATTAGATAATCCAGAAATAATATGAGGTATAATTCCAAGATTAGCAGTGAATGATAATACAGCTGAGAACACAACAGGAATTCTATTGTTCATAGAGCCAATAAAACTTATTGTACTAGACAACACATGTTTAGTTTTCTTACTGGACAATGTTGCAAATGAAACAGTCGCAGTAAGCAATCTAACTATAATTCTATGTGATGTTAAATTACCAGTAAATGAAAGTGTTGCACTTAAAGCTTGTGTGAAAAAGTGAGCAGCGCTTCCAACAAAACTAACTGTAAATGACAATGTTGAATTTGGCAATGATTTAGTAATCCGTCTATTCAGCACGCCGACGAATCCAACGGAGGCAGACAGTCCACTGTGGACACTGCGCGCGGCCGCTCCGGAAAATGCAAGCATTGCAGATAGAGCGTGGCCGACTCGGCGAGACAAACTACCAGTAAAGGAAATCGTTGCCGATAATAACTTCAATGTTTTCTTTGTTTGATTACCAGTAAAACTTAATGTAGCTGATAATGATTGTGTGAAGAAATGTACTACTGCTGTAGTAAAAGAAGTTGTAAACCCTATGGTTGCATTTAATGCTTGGGTATAATGATGAACAGCAGCAGACGTCATATTTCCTGTGAAGGAAATTGTTGCTGATAATACTTTAGTCAGTCTACTATTGATGGTTCCAGTAAAAGAGATATTTCCTGTTTGGATTTTTGAAATTCTACGTGATTGATTACCGGTAAAGTTGACAGATGAAGACTGTCTATTTTGGACACGTTTGATATTGGAACCAACAAAAGATACAGTTGCTGTACTGAGTTTTTTAATTCCATTTATCTGTGCTCCAGTAAATGATAATGTTGCATTAAGCGCTTGTGTGTAATGATGCACTGCCGCAGTTGTCATTGACCCAGTAAATGAAACTGTTGCAGTTAGTGCAGATTTAACTATACGTTTAGTCTGTGACCCAGTAAATGATAATGATGCAGTACGATTTGACCTAGTTAATAATGGCATAGCAGTAGTAAATGAAACTGCAGCTGTCATTGTTTTTCTTAATACTTCATTTCGTGCTGTAGTAAACGACAATGTAGCTGATTGAATTTTTCTGGTTATTGCTGTGCGTACTCCAGTAAATGATAACGTTGCCAAAGAATGTGTCTTTTTTGTTAAGGTATTATCAGCACCGGTAAACCCTACTGTACCTGAAACAGATTGTGTAAATTGAGTTCCTCCAGCAGATTTAATTTCAATAGCGGCCATTTGAAATTGTTGCCCTGTTGGAGCGGTAGCATTCATCGTAACATTACCAGATGAACTAGTATTACTGGTTAATTTCCATTTATGAGAAGTATATTCTGAATCTACAACATCGTAAATAGATATTTGTCCAGCAGGTAAAGTCGCGACTGCTAAATTTGCCCAATCTGCACAAGCAACTAATACATTAGATCCGGATGAAACTCCAGTTAAAACAACAGAAGGTAAGCCTGATGCACTAAAAGATGTATTTGTTTTTCCTGTATATGTAGCGCCTTCATCCCCCGTTACTTGTACTACATTGCAACGTACTTCCCAGCCAGCAGCATTAGCCGCTGCATTAGGAACAACTGTAACTGTCATTGATCCCGGAGCAGTTGCACAAAATGCTCTATATACTTCTGCAGATGTTCCACCAGTTGAAGCAGAAATAGAAGCAATGCTTGCCCAGGTTAATGCTCCTCCAGAAACACTTGCTACTAATGATCCTCCTGCACTTGGTCTATTAGTAGTAATTACTGCATACAGAGTTGTACCAGCAGCAGGACTAAAAGGTGCTGATACATTATTATTATTAGAAATTGATAATACTTCTGCAAGAGAAGTATCTAGAGAGACGGTCATTTAAAACCGTCCTAAAGGCTCATTTTATTTAAATAAAATAACTAGCACATACAACATATCCAACAAATATATCTCCTTCTGCACCATCAGAAGCAAAAAATTCCCAAGAAGTAGGTGGACCAAAAGCAGGTTCAGTATTAACTGGTCTACTAACTAACATTCTAAATGGATATCCAGGATGAATAAAAAATCCTCCGCTTAAAATTATAGTATTAGGCGGAGCATCAATAAGTAAAGATGAGTTTCCATCAATATCAGCTTCAGCACTGTTAGTCTGTATAACACTGATTTTCATTTATCCATCCTCTTTAATTAATTACTTGACCAACATTTGGTCCATCATACCAAGTATTTCCTGACCACTCATTTCCTGTATTTCCTGGTTGCCAGTGTGCTACATATCCGTAATAACCGCCGTTAGGATAAAACCTTGTTGAAAATTTGTTATTAGTTATTTTAACATCAATTGCATTATCTCCACCGTAAATACAATATCCTCCTCCTGCAAATAAATTATCATGAATTCTAACGCCAGAAAGTGCAGCATTAGTCCACTGTAGGAGAATACAAGCTGTTTGATTTAATTCATTTAAGAATGTATTCCCAGAAATTTCTAATGGTCCAACATCAAATGATTGATAACAATCAACATGATCTACAGTATTATAGCCCATATCATGAATGTAATTATTTTGAACGATACCTTTATGTAGTGCAATACCACCAGCACAATCAAATATATTACAGCGTTTTATTACTGTTCCTGATATATCTCCATAAACATCTTTAATTCCAGTTGTTAAACGATTATTATCTGGTCCGCCATTTCCAGGACCAGAAATAGTACAGTCTTGAACTGTTACATTATTAGAATGGCGTAATCCAACACCAAACACATTTCCATTATTAATAATTCTACATCTCGATATAGTTATACCATCAGCTGTTGCATCAACTTCTGAGTTAACTGAGTATTTATCAAAAACTGCACCAGCATCGTCAATAGTTACCCATCCGCGAGTATCCCAATGCCAACCCGCGCCTGAAGTAATATCTTCAGGAATTCTCTGTAATATAGTACCAACTGGAACACCAGTATTTGATGCATCAGGAAACCCAGTAGGAGCTGGAGAAGATACAGAAACAGAAATAGATACAGAAGTTATATGTCCTTCTGCATCAGTTCCTTTTCCTGTAATATTAACCATTAATTATGCCGTAGCTGTAAATACTGCTACAGAACCGGAATCAGAAATCTTTGTCCATGTACGATTACCATCATCAGTAATAACAACAGTTACTGGATCAGCTAAAGAAACATTAACGGTTGCCGGCGTAACATTTCCTTCTGCATCCATAGCTGTACCATGAATAACAATAGTTTTTGCATCTGGATCAGAATATGTAGCAGTAACCGTCATAAGTTCACCGATTGCATATGAACTCTTATTGGCAGCAATACTAATAATAGGATTAGCCATTTTTCTCCTTAAGTCTTTATTGTAAAAAATACTGTTTGATGAGGAAATCCAATCATTTTAAATTTTTTACCTGTACGAACAATTATAAATTCTGTTTGAACTTTAGTAAAAAGATTATTTCTATTACTATATTTAGCTTTAAACGATATTCCATTTATTGTAATGCGAATAATCTGTTCATTAGCATATCCAAGCTCAGAACACAGGTCTATTTCTAAATAACCATCTTTGTTAAGCTTAAATTTATGTTCGTTCGTGGACATTGTATTTACACTAATTCTCCAGCAATATAAAAATTAAATGCAGGTAAATTAGAGTATCCTGAATAACTTCCTTGTAGTAGACCATAATCAGGAGATTGTAATAGCAACCTTAAATCTCCGTCTGACCCACCGAATGTATTATGAGGACCATTAATCATTCCAGAAAGATTTACTTGATTATCTGGACCAACAGCAAATTGTGGTGCATCTCCACTTCCGTTAGAGAAACTTAATTGAACAAGGAAAAAACCAAAACTACTCATGTGTAGATCGGTAATAGTTAAAGTTTTTCCAGCTGATCCAACAACTGTATCAGTATAAGCGTAGTTATTAGGATCAATATTATGATGAACAGATGATAATGACGTTCTGTAAATTGTCACTTATCCGCCTTGATTAGGCGTCAATTGATATGTAAATTGAATTGAATCTCCGTTGTTAACGTTGATAGCAGCAAAAGTTTTTCTATCCCAAAGAACAGGACGAATAACATAAGTGTTTGTGTTAGCTGGAGTTACACCAGCAGCAGTGCTATCAGAAACCTTATACCAAGCCGGAACAGTAACAATAGAAGTAGTATTAGAAAGAATTAATCCCCAATGTGGAGTAGCATTTCCAGTATTTTCAATTACTGTATTAGCTTGTCCCTGAGCGGATGAAGATGAAGCAGTTAATGGAGTTCCTGTAACAGTACCTGTTGTTGCACTACCCGCTGTAAATGGTGAACCCGTTGAAGATGATAATGCAGTACCACCAATTGCACCGAGATTACCGAACAAACCCCACTCTGTAACGGCTTCAGTACCAGTGTAGTTAATAGTTGCAACAGTTTGATATTTATTAGTTCCTGTTGTGCTAGTGCCAGTTCCTCCGGCATTTGTACCGGGAATCATAGTTTGAACACCAGCGACCATTGTTTGGCCACCATTTGCTGATGGTGTAACAAGTTTAATATCAGTTACTGCTGCAGTTGCAGCGCCAACAACTTGTGTACCAGTTGCATGGTTATTGGCAATTTTTAAAATATTAATTGGTGTAGCTGATGTAATTGCCCATTGAGAATCATTGGCTAAGGAAAGTACACCAACGTTAGTGACTAATCCAGAACCTAAATCCCTTTCATCAAGTAATTCACCTTTACTATTCCTGTGATAAGCGGTCAGTTGCGTTTCAAAATAATGACGCGCAAATAAACCGCTATCACCAGGATCTTTAGTAAAAGCAACGCGACCTAAACCTGGAATTCGCAGAGTCTTTACGGCATGCGGTTTTGGCGCGCGAATAACACGCGACTTCAGCACACCACCAAAACCCGCATTACCGTTAAGACTCATTTAAAACCCCTATGTCAAAAGTGCAGAACCACAAGATGGAACAGGCGGAGTAGTAGTTGTAATATTCCATAACCAATGTTCAGTAGTTAATGCAGAAGTCGTACCAGTTGCAGGCAAATAACTAGTGCCAGTACCCGGGCCATCTAGCCATAATGGACCGGCTGCAGCTGTATCACAGATAAACTGCATAGTTGATTTATCATTAGAAATATTGTACGAACCAACTTGCGTATTATAACAATGAGGCCATGCGTTATAAATGTATTGCTGAATTCCGCCAGCAGAACATGCACCGGCACCGGCAACTCTCTGCCAAACTTCCATTGAATAATGAGCAGTAGATGGACCTTCTGAAAGTCCAAAACCATAACCAGAAACAGGACCAGAAGTTACTAATTCTCGAGCCGATAAAACATATGGTGTCATATCAGGATCGACAGAACACAAGTCAACCGTCAATGCCATTCTCTTAAGAATTGGCGGGTCTTTCTGATTGACACAAATTAAACCATCAGCAGTTTTCTCAAAAAACTCAGTACCATCTTCATACTGAGGAGCCATAGCTACCTGAGAAAATGCAGCAACAATAACGTGACTTGACGCGCCGGTAACAGGATTACCACAAACGTCAAGTTGCACAATTCGCATTGACGTTCCCTTGATAGGGACCGCACAGACTGAACTCATAATTACGTTCCCTTCGGGACGCCAACATTAGTTTGGACTGCAAAATGACAGCAATCCCAACCGAGTACATAAGTACGTTCGGCAATAAGCTTCATTGTATTTGTTGCTTTATCAAATGATTGTGCACCCTGTGGCGCACGTACTCTTATATCACTACGATATCCGAATACATTTCCTGTTCCATACATCCAACAGGCATTTGGTCCGCGAGGTGCACCGGTTGGGGAACTTCCATCATATCCAGCACCAACAGCAATTTTATTTCCATTAGCTGTTTTCATTACTGGACCAACTTGTTTAATAACTCCCCATGCATCCATTGTTGGTAGAAGTAATTCAGGAACATGAATAACTCCAACACCATCATAACAATTTGCAATAGCTTGTTCTAATTCACCTAATGCTTGTTCAATATTAAGAGGAAATGTTTCACCAGCACCAGAAACAATTGTTGCTGGATCTTGTAAAAGAATTCCATCTGAATCTAAAACTTGTGCATTAGCTGCAAGATGAGGAAATACAATTGACTGTCCACTTGCAACACCAGTCCAAAATGCACGTTCAACTTGCCAAGGTTCAGCCATAGATAAAGCTTTAGTAGCTGTTAATTGAGCTTGCTCATTACCAACAGCTGAACAATCAAATTCAACCATTGCAACAAATGATGTTGCGCCTCTTGGTCCTACACTTACTGAATTGAAAAATGCTTGAGGTGGCGGTGGATTTCCTCCACTGCCCGTAACAGCAAGACATTCATCATATGTTAATTCGCCTAGACCTGTTACGGCAACACCACATACGGGTTGATATGTAATACCATTCTGCCAGTGAACATCTGGTGTATTTGGAAACTCAACAGTAGTTAGTAAACCAAATGGAATAGGCGTGAATGATGGCGGATCAACAATTTGCCTCATGTTGGCCATTTGTTATTCACCCCTATTCCATTTGACTAGTGTGTAATCCTCCACTTAAATCTGTGCAGCAAGAGTCTCAGGAGCAGCGTCAAATCCGCCAACACCAAAGGCCAATGTATAAAGCCTGGACTCATGCCCAACTTTTGCAACCAAATGGCATTCTTCAGACCATGCGGCAGTAAAATCGTTAGCAGCATTCAAAACAGAGTCACGGACAACACCAAGATCTAGCGTAAGTCCATTACCCTTAATGAATGTACCAGCAGCAAATACCATAAACTGTGCACTAGTTGGCCACGCAGTCATTGGCGTAGTGACATTTCCAAACTGACCAGAACCTCTTACCTGCCAATCATTTACCCACTGAACACTGAGATTACGATCAGCAAAATAGCCATTGATTTGCGCATCAGTAACTGAAAGTAATTCAACTTTAGTACGCCACGCGAGATCTGCAGTAATAAGATCCTTAACCCAATATGGTGCAACAACTTCTAATACATCGGCATCACACATACCATACTTGGCACGGTAATCCGTAGCACCTAAATCAATACCAGAAAGAACAGTATTATAAACAGGCTTTGTAGCAGAACCAATACCAGTAATAGCGGTACTAGAAAGTGCTACCATCTGAGAAATAATACGCGCATTCTGCGCATGTTCCCAAGCCGAAAGCAAAAGCTTAAGCGTATTGGCAGTAGATTCAGGGTAAGCATCATCAGTAAGATTACCAGCGGTAAGCGTAATACCGTAGCACTCTAACCGAGCATCGGTGAATGAAGGACAAGGAACACGCATAGTTGGTTTAGTTGGATTACCAGTAACTGCCGAAATATCGGTAGTTTCAGTCCATAGCCAAGGATCAGAAGTATAATCAAATCCAGGCTTAGCAAATCCAGCCATACCAACAGTTGCACCGGCACCATTGAGAAAAGCATCAGCAATTGAAGGTGAAACCGGGAATCGCAAACCGCCGCGCGTAACACCAACAGTTGGCAAATCAATTAAACCATCATTACAAGCTACATTGAAAAACTCATAACGAATTTCAGATGGTGCACACCAACCGCCACCGGCAACCAAAGAATTCATCTTCTCTGGGCGACGCAAATAATTAATCAATTCTTCCATCTGTGCAGGCGATGTACGATCATCTACAGTATGTTCAAATTGATTATTAATAGTTGCAACTAAACGCTCTTGACCAATACCATCACGGGTAACCGGAGCGCCTTTTGCCGCACGCTGGAATGCAGAAACTAAATCATCTAAAGATGTCATTTCTGCACCGCGAGCAACACCCGGAATATCTACGCCAGCAGTAACAGCTAAACGTGGCGTAGGAATTGCGGGAGCGGGAATGTGACGCCGTGCTTCAGAAAGCGTTGCAGTTGCACGCTTACTAATTGCATTAGCATCAAGTCCGCGTCTTTCACCAAGAGCGGCGACAAGTGCAGCGGTGGCACCTTCTGCAGATGCGCGGGCAATTGCTTCAACATCTACAACGGCAGCGGGCCTATTGCCATCGCCTAATTCATTATCGCCGCCCTCGGTAGCACCATGGACGCGAGTTTGAAGATTAGCCCTTTGTTCAATCAAACGTGCGCGCTCTTGTTCAGCAGTTTGCGTTGCACGCGCCGCGCGCCCCGCAACTTCCGCACGAATTCGGTCAATATCATTGGCCAAATTTAATTGATATTGCACTGCATCAGGCGTGACGTTCTCATCACCGTTGATTCGATCAAATTCAGCAACGGCATTGACCTGCAGCGTGTCCAAATCTTGGTCGCTGAGAAGCGTCAAATCCTGTGGCACGGTGACAAGTTCATCAGCCACGATAAAGCTCCTTAATAGATATTACTTACCGGCCGTTACCGGAGTTTTGTTTTCCTCCGGTTGTGGCGCCGGTTGTGGCGCCGGAATTTCAGGTGGAGTAACTACTCGTTTGTAGCAACCGCACATTTTAATCAGTCCTTTCCGGATGCACTCTCCGTGTTAAATTCTCACGAAGAACTTTTAAGGCCCGCTTATTTAATTCATCTTCCGTAGGTCCCTGCGACCTAACGGTTACCATTCCCGATGACACAAGACTTTGAATATTGCCTGATGCCACAAAGGAACGTGCTTTAGGTACTTGATAACCGGAAACATTCACGGTTAACAATGCAACCATTCTTAATGCACCGCCAATGCGACGCCAATCTGGCGACACTTGTCCGGAGGCACGCAAGGCTTGAACTCGCGCCGCATCAGCGGTGGGTCTAATTGCTCCCGCTACCCAAATTCCGTATTTATCGTTTCCAGTAATAACATCACAGACAACAGCATTAGTATCTTCATAATGTTCACTAGCTTTAGCTGCATTCATAGATAATGATGCATGCTTAATTCCTGCAGTAATTTGGCCAACTGCAATGTGTGAATTATCTTCACAGATTAATTCACCAGTAAGAAAGTGAGAATGAAAATCTTCATGCGGAGGCATAACACATTCATTCATATAACCTAAATGACAATCGCCCCACTGTGCAGCATGTCCATAAACTCGACCATTATCGGTAACAACAATAGGCATAACCTGTCCGAGACCTGGATTAGAAAACCATTCGGCAGGTGGTTTATAGACATCGTGCCAAGCATGTGCAACTAAAGAATCTTCAATGGTAAATGGTGGAGGTTCTTGTCCACCATCCCGGAGATGCTTTGCTAAATGGTCATATACTCCGCGCTTATCTCCATCAGGAATTGTTGTTCCACCGCGACCGCCATGTAATACACCAATTCCAGTTGAACATGCAGTAAGATTTGCAGCGCCGGGAGTTCCATCTGAACTGATTTCATGATGAATAAATTTACAACCTGATTTAGGAATTTCTCCATCAGTTACAGCTGAATCATCAAACCATGCATAAGCATCTTTAGCAATCGACAATTTCATCGGTGCTGGTAAATTTTTTTCATTAGCCGGGCCATCCCACGATCCATCAGATGTTGCAGTGGAATGAGTAGCAACTGGCCCAAATGTTTCAGTTTTAACTAATGATAAAGTAGAATAACTTTTTTTATCATCATCAGATAAAAGAGAAATTTTAGCTTGAGTAAATGCAGGAATATCAACCATAGTAGCGGCACGAATTCTTGCAGAATGAAAGATTATTTTTTCTGGCATTGCAAAAAGCATCATTAGCCAGTCGTCTTCATCATCTTCATCAGATTCTTTTGAGTCATCAGGTTTAGGAAATACATATTCAATATCTGCATCTGTAATGTCATCAGCATCAATAGAAATTCCACCCGCTGATGTGTCTTGCGCTGACATCCGCCGAAAGATTTCATGTGCATCATCATCGTCAGGTCCACCTAAATCAAAATTACCGGACCCCATAATATTGTTTCCATCACGCCATACTTTAGTAATGGAACCAACATTAACAGTTACATCATTCATTCCGCCGTGTGCTGTTTCCTTTTGCCAACGTAAAGGCATAGGAGTGTCAGCCCATTTAATGGAATCTTCAGAAAATTCTCTACCATCTCCAGTAGCAACACCTTCAGGAACTAAAATTCCTTGCCACATGGGGATGTCAGTAGAATCATTTCCGGTAGCAAAAGTTTCAGAGACAATCTCAGCATCAATGATTTCTTCATCATCTATAGCTGTCACATCTGCCTCCGAATTAGGCGTTCTTTTATTTTTCATTTTGTTCTTTTTTAATCGTTGATCAGCCGGAGTTTGTTTACTCGGTTTTCCTCCGAGTTCAATATCTAATTCTGCAACGTCAACCGTCATTAGAATTAATTATCCTTTTGGCGAATGATGTCCGACTTGCCATGATCATAGATTGCAGTAATGCAGCCGGCTAGCGATGTCAACAAAGAAACCCGCCTACAAACGAGTTGTTTGTAAGCGGGTTAGTAAATTTATGAATGATACTTTATAATCTGAGTGTTATATACAAATATGTCCCAGTTTATTTTGAATCATCAGCAGGAAAAGCATTATCAAAGTCATCATCTGGAATATCAAAACCTAATGTGCAACGACAATTGACTGCATCTCCTGGTTCTTCTCCAATAGAGAATGCATCACTAATTCCTATTTTTTCACCATTAACTTCCGCATGCTCTGGGCGCGTTCTATCATCATTTGTTGCAATCCATTCTTTCATCATTGTTGGGACATTAATTGCTTTCATTTGTTGTAATGTTCCTTGGTTCATAGCATGTGAAATTTCAGTACGAGCAACAACACCAGCACGTGGTGCAGCAATGTTTGTGGAGGCTACAATTCTGTCACGTAATTTATCTACTCCTTCGCCAGCCTTTAATCCATCTACCAAAGAATTTCTAGCAACTTCCCACACATCATTACCAACATTAACCATTCTATTACGGGCGGTTTCCATTAAATTTTGTGCATGATGATTAGATATTTTAGGTATTTGATATGCAGAATTAGTAGCTTTAACAGCCGCTGCTGTGGTTCCTTTATTTTTTATTTGATTTAAATGTGATTGTAAATCATTTCTAGTTGTATAAGCAGAATCAATAAATGCTTTACCAATTTTATCTAATAAATTAGAATCAACTTGACCTGTCCAAAGTGAAGTGATCATAGCAAGATCGTCAACGGTAATCAATGCAGCGGTATCATTCAATGATGCTGCAATTTTACGCATTGTTTTTCCAATAGCGGAAACCATTAACTTTTCAAAATGCTGTCCTTCGTTATGAATTAATTCAAGACCAACAGATTTAATAGTTACCATTTAATTCACCAGTTTCAGTTTTTACTAATTCCTTAGAATTCTTTGAAGTACCTCGGCTAGATTCAATCATCCTGGCCGTATCAAGTTGAGGAATTCGACTGCCAATAATTACATCACCGACATGATTTAATCTTAATTCATATATACCGCTCATCCCAGGACGAACATTTAATTTGTGATTCCATGTTGCATGGGTAACTGGACATGAGTATAAATGCTTCTTACAATCAAATGGATGAAGAACACCATATGATCCATCAAATGCAATCTTCATTGCATGCATAAGAGTAGATTGATAAACTAATGCTTCAGTTAATTCTGACGCATCAGCTTTTGTTGATACAGGTTGATTTTCACTATCACTCTCATCAGGAGCTTTTTTATCGGTAGTCATTCCATTATCGTCTGGTTCATCTCCATCAGGTTCATTTCCATTTCCTGTTGGTGCAGGAGAAATAGTTTCTACAGTGACCCCAGTTAATTCAGACAATGCGGCAAAAGCATTTGGAGCTTGTTTAATGATTGCTTTCAATCCAATTTGAGAAAGCTCTTTTTCAGATGGTTTATCGGATTCATCAAAACCATTTTCACGACGTAATGCTGCGCCACTTAATTCCATTTGACCATAAACTGTACTTGCTGCATTCGAACGATCTGGTCTAAGAATTAATTCAGATGCATCATACCAAACAACCCATGCTGTGGGATCTTCACCCATTGATTTAAGTCGCGGTACAAGATAAACATCAGTAAGAGCAGAACAAATTAATTCCGCTTCAGGAGCAACGTGAATCTTTACTCCTTGTTCATCTATGAGCCATGCATTCCAATGATTAATTTCACCGATACCAATTAATGCTTCTGGAGGCATATCAAGTTGAATAGCTAAACGTGTTAATGCTGAATCGCGTTTTTGGATAAGTGTGTCATCAAGTCTTAATGTAAAATCAATGTGTTGAACTTTATCAATATACTCAGCTGGAACACGCATAGGAATTGGAACAATTGATGCAGCTGATCCAGGCGTAGCAATTGATTCTGTTGCAATTGCCATCCATTCTTCCATAAATGGATCAGCAGCATCCTGAAATTCAGCTCTAATAGGAAATGTAATTTCATCAGGAAAAACAACAATACCGCATGATGCAAGGCGAGAAAGATATTGTGCTTGAATATGACGATTAAGTAATTCTAATTCTCGCAATAATGTACGCGCTGATTTTGCTGGAGAATCAGCAACATTATGCCAACGACGATGTGCACGATAAACACGAACAACAAAAGAATCAAAAGGTAATTCTCTCCATCTACCATTACCCTCTGAAATTTTAAAACCATCTACTGGTTGTCCGTTTGCCCCTTTAGTTTTTGTTGGCATTAATTCTTCAATAGATCTTAAATACCATTTGTTTGTTTTAGTGTTTGGATCAGTTTCACCAACAAGATAACACTCACCGGGTACGTCTAAGTATGTAACAAAAGCAGAAAGTAACTCTGATTGTCCACCGATACCACCGGCTAATTCTGTAATTAAATCATTAGCTGGACCGATGTTAACTATTTCTGGTTCATCTTGTCCAGGAATTACTTTAGCAGCACGCAATCTAACACGGGAAAGCATATTAGCTTTCCAGTTAATACCTTGACGAAATTCACCAACACTATCAAGAAAATCCCAAACTTCACGTTGCCATTCATCAGGAGTTCTATATATTTTTCTATCAGTTACTGATGTCGTATTAGGTGTAGTTGGAGTAGAAGAAGATTTACTTGGATCACCCATAACAATATCTGCAGCAAAAGTTTTTTTATTAGATGCAGCAAATGATTGCGTGGAAGAATCTGCTCTCCACAGATTTTTGATAGAGAACGCCATAATAAACCAGCTTAAGTTAGTTATCCAAATTTGTTAACTAAGTACGCTGATGTTCCCCATACAGCAAACCAAACCATTATTGGTAATGGCATTCCGTGAAGAAACCAGATGATCGCTACCATAGCACCGGATGAATACGCCGAGCTGCACCAACAACAACTCACTAATGCGCCGCCCCACCAATGCTCTAAATAACTTTGTCCATCTTCTCTGTCTTTAACAATATGATCAGCACGAAAATCAATAATTTTATTTCTTACCCAGAGTATTGGTGGAAAATCGTCTTTAACAATAAGTCTAGTAATTCTAAAATTAGCAAATGACATTAAAGTAAATAAAAGCCAAAAAGGCATTTATACCTTCTTAGTAGTTTCACAGGTATCAACAACAAGTGAAGCACTAGCGGTTGGATTTACACCAGCAGAGATTAATGAAGTAATAATAGATAAAACAAAAGAAGTCAATGTTACTTCACCGATATGTGACCATGCTAAATGAAAAACTCCGACCTGACCTAGACCAGAAGTAGCAATAAATACTTGACCTGCAGTTTTCAAAGAACGTTCAACAAGATCTTTCCAAAATTTAGGAATAGTCATGACTTTCTCCATTCATTTTTCGTTTTAGTCTTACATCGAATATTGAATTCACTGACCAAATTAGTTGTGTTGCAGCAAAACCAACCAATGATGCGGCTGTTGTGTTCCAACTATAAAAAGTAGCATTAACACCAATGATTAAATATAGCACAGCCGCCAAACTACGCCACACTATGGTTCTGTATAGATTTGACGCAATTTTTGAACTTGGTATTTTAATTAAACGATATAAAGAACTACCTTGAATTAATGCACCTATACAAGCGACACTAAGAAAGATTATTGCAGCAATGTGAGTGGTACTCACGGTAAATCTCGACGCTCTGTATTCCCTAATCGAATTGATAAACGATCAACTTGGTTTTCTAATTCTTTTATTCTGCTATTTGCTTTAGATAACTTTACTTCTAATCGTTCAACATCTTGGTTATTTTGTTCTTTTAGTTTTTCTATTTGATTATTATGTTCAATCTCTACTCTATCTAACCTAGCCATTGCTGCATCACGTTCTCGAGAAATAGCTACGTTAATATCATTTAATGATAGAGTGTTTGTAGTTTGGTTTTTTATTCTAGCCAATTCTAATTGCTCTTCTTTTTTTCTTTGTTCTTCTCTAATATTTTTTTGTTTCATTAAATATATAGGAATAAGTCCTAACACTACAAGAGAAACAATTCCACCGAGAACTGAAGAAACTAACTCTGGATTCATCTACTTTACCAAGTGCTTGGATTGTTTAAATGAAACTACATTATCTATCCATACACCAGACCATATAGTCAATGTTAATAAAACTCCCCAATTAATTACATTAACTATTGTAGTACCAGAATCAGTTATCCATCGAACAATAAATATAACAACCCATACAGCTGTAATCATACTAGCAAAGGTGTGAACTAAAAGACCAACTTTATCATTTCTTATCCAAAGCATAAAAATAATCCAGGCAATTCCTATTACCAAATAACAGATTCCCCAAAAAGTGAGACTTTCCATTTGAATTAAATTTTTATAACTTGGTGTATTTTTATATCTATGGGGTTGAAGAATCATAGTTATTCCAAAACCCAAAAATGCAATAGAGACTATTAATCCAGGAAAAAAATTATATAATTTATCATGATTAAGAATATCATTCACGATATCTCTTTTCAAGGATTATTAATTAATTCCATCTATCTTCACGGCCACTAGTATTACCAGAATGGATTCTCCAGAACCATGTTTGTTCTGGCAGATGTACTATTTTCGCCTGCATCTTAACGCATCCTACGATAAATCGGTGATCTTCTCCCCCGGCAATATGCTCTGGAGCACGTGGTGTAAACCGTACAGACTGTGCTAATTGTGTTCTCACTAGGACAGTCATCGTTGTATGCGTAGGCTCTTTAGGGTCAAACGTTTTATTGAAATTCCCTAATACGTCTGCTGTTCGCTGAGTATCGAAATATGAATACACATAATCTGCATCAGTTTCAATTGCATGATTTAATAATCTATCTATGTGTTGCGGATACCATTCATCATCATCATCAAGAAATGCAATCCAATCTGTTTGTGCAGCATCGACAGCACGTTGTCTCGTTTTCCATGCACCATCATGCCAATTGTCTATTGCAATAGAAATTTGATCTACTGGACGTTCTTGTATACTAACACTTTTTAATGCAGATAAAAGTAATGTAGAAGAACGCGGTGGTATTGTTGGAATGACAGCACACACAGTGCTTCTCATTATTTACCCATTTCATTCATTCTATTTAGACCACGGCCACCTAGATTACCATCATGTAAATTATACTTCCAAGTACGAACACCGCAAACATGATAGAATTTAGCTCCAGCATCAAGCAACTTAATTAGAAAAAGATAATCTTCACAATCATTAGAATGCGTAGTATGAAAAGAATATGGTTCAGGCATTCCACCGACTTTTTTAGCTATTTCAGTTTTTATCATATAAGTTACAGGAATGAATCCGCCAAGCCTACGTAAACTCATTTCTTGCATTGCACCGAAAGGAATGTTAATAGGTTCTTTAATTAATTCACCCTGGTTGTTGAGGCATGCAAGTGGATCACGTCCACCGACAATTTCAGGGTAAGAGAAAACTAAATCAGCACCGGTGCGATTAATTGCTTTTAAAAGAATCTTCACATGATTAGGTAAAAACTCATCATCATCATCTAACCAAAGAGTCAGAGCAGTATCTACTTTGGACAGACCTAAATTACGTGCAAAAGCTGCGCCTTTACGTTCATGGTCTGGAATAACAATAACATCTTTAGGGAAAATAGTTTGACTATTCACAGATTTAATAGCGCGAGTACACAATTCCTCGCGTCCTTCAATAGTTGGTATTACAACAGTACAATCTATTCCTTTAAACATTTAATTCTTCCATCCTGCGCTATCACGAAAATAGGTAGTGAAGTGTTTGTTCATCCATGATGACGTAGTGACATTGTGTTTATTAGCCACTCTTTCAATTTGTGCAGCCACATACGGATCACAGCCCAGAAAGGGGGCGGCGCCTGGAGTTGGTACAGGAATTGGCGTAGGAGTTGGATTTGGTAACGGAAGTGGATTACCAGTTAAGTGCTGATAATAATCCGCTAATGCAGCTTGATCTACACCATTTAAAAACGGAGCATGTGAAAAATGTTCTGGCCAAATAACTACCCATGCTTCATCTACTTCATATTTCCAATAATCATCAGTAAACTTTGTTTCTTGTGCCCACGTAATAAAATCAACATAACCAGAATCATACCCACCGCTGATGACAGAGTGACCGCCAACACTTGGTGAATTGTTAACATAATTCCAAGGTTGTCCTTGATCAAATTCAGTTTCATTAACAGCTAATACATTAATTCCTGTCCAAATATAACCAAAGATAGCTAATGCTTGCTGAACTTCCTGTAGGTCAGCATGATTAACTTTAGCAAAAGCTACTGGAAAAATTCCGTCTGGACCGCCGTTGTGAATAAGATATTCTAAGCAAGTTTGAATATCCATTCCATTATCATCGCTTGGGAAATTTGGATTTTGTGTTTTATATAGTTTAATAACATCGTCTAAAGAAGGATAACTTTGACCACCGACCATGAAGCGTCGAACATTTGCCCATGTCACAGCTACGCAATCTCCGTATTGATCATTCCCCAACATATCCCAACTTCCAGAAAGTTGAGATAAATAATCCTCCTGTGTTGGAATAACAATAGTAGATATGATAGAACTTAAAGAGATTGCCGGTGCATTTTTTGGTGAACGCTTTCCATATTTAAATTCCATGTTCTTTATTCCATTTCTTCATAAATTCAATGGCTCGGTTTTGTTCCTCAACAACCATACGAATATGATCAGGAATTATTTTTCGTTGCAGATTAATTTTTTCCTCAACAGACATAATCATATCTGTACGTCGTTTAACATTGTCATAGGAATTAGGGCCAAAAGGATTACCGTATTTAGCTTTATAATCAGACATATTATGAAGTACTTCCGCCTACCCAAATAAATAAATTAGTATCTGTTGGTCCTTTAGCCCAAAATTCATATCCTGCAGGTAAAACTAATGTATAAGGAATATTATTTATTAATAAAATACCGCTTGTGTCATATACGGTATCATCATATCCAACAGCTAATTGATCTCCAGTAACTAACAATGTTCTATCCAAATCAGCAATATCAAGAATTTTTTGTGCTGAATTATTCATAGCAAAACCTTTAGCAAAAAATGTATCAGTCATTTTAAATTTCCTTTCGTTTTAAAATAGCGGTACAATATCTATCATCTGAAGTAATATAGGAAAATTCTTCAATTGTAAATAAACTACCAAATCTTTTTTCTATTCTATCAGCATCATACCAATCTGCCCACTCTCCAACACCGTCCATTGTACGAACAAAAGTTTTTCTCATAGGGTTATTAGTAACATCTTCTGGAGGCTCTGTATTAGTTGCTATTCTCCATGCAATATCTGAATATAACATTAACCTTAATTCACCATCATTAATAAGTGATTCATGAATAGCTCGTACAACAGGATATGGCTGAAATATGTGATGTAATACTCCATTCATATGAACAATATCAAATTTATTTGTTATAGCTCCAGTGAATGGATAAACATTTGTAATTAAATAGGAATGTATAGGTTTAAATCCAAATACTTTTAATATTTTTTCTGCAAGTGAAATATTACTTGCATTGATATCAGCAAGGTAAACATGATTACCAGTTTTAGCATATTGTAAAGCTTCTATACCTGATCCACAACCATAATCTAAAACACGTTTACCATGAGTCGTGTCAAGTTTTAAAGTACTACGCCATTTATTACCCCAGTTACGATAACCTTCATTATATCTTATTTTCTCCATATCAATAATCATTTTCTTTAAGACATCATCAGACTTCATCATTAATTCTTCAGTATTAAAATATCCTACATCATCTATAGGAATATTTTTCCATGCTTCAGCCTGTTCTAGGAAAAAATTTTCTTTCATATCTATAACCATTCCTTGTTTCCCATAAACCAATCTACTGTGTACTGTAAACCTCCATAAAAATCTATTTCTGGAATCCACCTTTTATCATAAGGAAGTACATCATACTTCACATCATACCCAGGCCGTATGTGTGCAACATCATCTAACCTGTATTCAAATTTTTTACCGATAATAGCAGATATGTGTTTTACAAGTTGTAAATTATCAATAGTTACTTGTCCCTGCAGTGGAATTCTTATGGGAAGATATAGTCTATTTAATGTTGAATATGAAATAAAGTTAGATACGTTTTTAACATAAGTATAATTACGTTTTCCAATAATTCCATTATGTTGATGTATGGAAATAGTTTCTTCATCGAGAATTTTACTGATTACTTGAGGTACAAAAGCTAAATTACTTTGTCTTTCTCCAATCAGATTACAACTATTGATAATAGTTACTGGAATTTTAAATGTACGAAAATATGAATTACATATATCTTCTTGTGCAGCTTTTGATGCTGAGTACGGACTAGATGGATTATGTCTAATTGGTTCATGTGGTCCGTATACTTCATCGGTTGACATCTGTATAAATGATGTTAAATTTAACTCTCTTGCAGTTTCTAGCATATTAACAATTAGTTTAACATTGTTAAGTATGAAAGATTCAGGGGTATGAATACTTTCATCTACTTGACACTTAGAAGCAACATTAATTATATAATTAGACTCTTTTATTTTTAATTTCTGAACTCGAGAAAATGGCACTGTTAAATCATGTGTTATTACTTCAACTCTATCAAAAGCTGAACGAGATTTACAAATATCAACAATTTTATCCATACTACCATTATGATTAAAAGAATCAGTACATATAATATCATAATCTGTATTAGCTAATAGAGATTCTAACACATGACTACCTACAAAACCACCAGCGCCAGTTAATAAGATAGTCATTTATTCAATCCATTTAAAATTTGAATTATTAATATTAGCGCGTTGAAATGTTTGTTGTCTATTTATAGAATCTCCACCGCGCCAAGTTGAATCAGATGTTGAATAGTAATAATACATAATATCATCAATAAAATGTTCAGTATTTACCTTTCCTCTCATTTGCTCTACCCAACTAGCATCTTCTGGAGGACTTGTATTTTTATAATTTACTAATAATGCAATTTCTCGTTTAATTGGATTTAGATGACTAAGATCTCGATAATAGCCAACAGAATCACTCCACCATCTATTATGTTTCAAACTATGTTCAGTTGGATTAAGCTTTACACTACTTGCATAACACTGCATCATCCAACCAATGTAATCAACACCATCTAATAATGGTAATACCTTAGAAACAAAATAATCAGGTATACCGTCATCATCATCAACAAAAGATACGTATTCTGATTCAGCACTTTCTAATAAATCTTGACGTACATAGGATAACGGACGTTCACCATTATTCCAGAATGCATGTACCGTTACTAATCCATTTACTTTATCAACCTGTGGAAGTAATTCCATCATCAAGTGTTCAAATTTTGTACGTCGTTGTCCCAATGTGGCAATAAGAATAGTCCACTTAGGAACGGTTGTCATTAATCACCTTCAAGAGTTTTTCGTAATCTATTTTACGTGCTTCTACCATATCTGGTGATTTATAAATTTCATCAACGTTATCACGTAGACCGCGAGCTTGTCTATCTAGATGTGTTTCATCCCAACCTGCTTTTCCAACAACAGGATGCATATGCTCTGTAACAATATCAGGGAAATAGTAACGACGATTAAGTGCATTACCTAATTCATTTAACCATGTATCATTCCAATCTGAAGAAAAATACGGAGGACACAAATAACCTAACGCATCAACCCAAGTACGAGATACAAAACAATGAGTTCCAAACGATGCTCCCCATAATCCATCATCACCATGAACTAAAGCAATTTTATCTGGTACAGCTTCATTATAAACTCTCTCAACAATATCTACCCAACCGGGAGAGCGAAAAATAATGTCATCACCGCAATGCATAAAAATATCACCATTAGCATGACGAGCACAAACATTCCACATCTCAGAAAGTACAATTCGATCACCAATAATTCTTTGATGATCAGTCAATAATGGAAAGTTAATACTCTCCTGATCATCGCTGTCTACATAGAACACAAATTCAAATCCGCCATTTGGCGCTGTCTGTTCAGCAGAGGTAATAATTCTATTCATATTTTGTGGACGCTTACGCGTAGGACAACAAATAGAAATCATTAACTAATTCCTTTTAATGTAGTGAGAATAGAACGAAAATCTAGTACAGTATCAATAAATGTCATACGATCGGCTGAGTGTGGCCAACATAATTGCGCCGATTCTAAAATGGCGTCCACTTCAGACAGTGTCGCATGTTCGCCGTCTGTTTGTAAATCCTTAAAATATTTTTTAATCTTATCAAGGTCATTCTCTTTATAATTTATTGTTTTGATTGTAGTCATAATACATTGGTCCCCCTAATTGATACTACGTAACTCAGCAATTCCATCGCGGCGAGATCCAGTGATAGAACGTGTTGCCATAGCTGATCCGCCAAATTTACCAGTTGCACTAAACAAAGTAGAAACTAATTTCATATACCATGCCGGCCATACCATTGCATCAAGTCTGTCTGGTGAATAATCAGACTCCGGAGTCCAGACACAAAGTTGATCCTCTAATTCTTCAAACATACCGCCAAAATACCAACGCTCTTGTTGAGCTAACATTGATACGGGCTCTGCGCGTGGATGCTTTCCTCTAGATGCTTTCACTGTCCTAATAGGAATTGATGCATCTAATTCTTCAGCAGCAGTAACCAATGTGGACACTGCCATATCTCCACCAAAGTTAGTTTCAACTACAACACAATCAGCATTATAGTCAATAGCTGCACGAATAGCCGCGCGTCCCCAGCCTTCCGGCTTCATATGCACCGTGCGATCAGCTAATGTCCAGCCAACCTTGACGGGTTTTCCATTACGTATTTCAACATCAGAACCAACAACAACAATACCCTGTTCACCCGCTCCGCCTGAGGGGTCAACACCAACAACAATTCTTTTTAGATAAGGAATTTGATCAACAGTTCTACGCTGACGTTCAATGACATCTCTATTCCAAAGAGCATTTTCATCTTGTTCAACAATACGTCCGTACAATTCCTGTGCACCTAAGGTGGTGCCGCCATAAGTTTCTTCAATAGCTTCTTTGAATGATTCTGCCAAATGTGGATTATCATACATAGTAGCATGACGAACAATAATATTATTATAACCACCTGCAGCTATTTTTTTAATTAATGGTCTAGGTTTCGGCGTAGATGATGCAACAAAATGTGGGTGAGGTCCAGAACGTAAACCAAATCGCATTTGATCCCATGCATCTTGCATATATTTAAATGCAGCAAATTCTTCTAGCCAAACTGCACATGAATTACCAGCAGCACGAAGTCTTTCAATATCGTCTTTTTCACGTGCACCTAATAATTTTGCTTGACTACCATTAGGCCAACGAACAATCAGACCGCCGGTTTTTTGTAGCATTTCCGCTGTCGGATCATGTGCACTAATTCCAGAAGGTCCAGCAAAACATGATGTTGCAGCATCACCTAAAGTCGGTGCAATGATATTAATCCAGTGTGGCGCTGGACCATGCAAACATGGTGGACCTTTTACATGTTCAACAATCCAATTAGAACAGAAATCAGATTTACCTGATCCGCGACCGCCAAGAAGAAATATGCCATACCAGTTATCATCAGTTGGTGGAATCTGATGCGGTAATGGTTTCCATTCTGTTTTACTGCTTACATATTTCTTCTGTTCTACAATGGGAGCTATATTTGACTTTAACTCAAGTTCTCCACCAAGCATATTATTATCAGGCCCAATAAAGGTATCCTGATTGAAGTAATCGCTAAAATCAGCGGTTGCCATTTATCCTACTTATGTGAGTTAAGTCGCTCCATTGTTTGCTTTATTTCTAAGCAGTATTTATATGATACTCCGTAAAAATCCATCACAGATGAGATGGATTGTCCAGACTGAAAAGCTTCTTCAATAAGACTACGTATGTTAGTTCTTTTTCTGACTCTATTAGCTTGTGTATTGTCTACCATAATCAATTACCGATTAAGGTGTGCAATCAATTTAACAAGTGAATAGAACGCCATAACAGATAAGTCTATACAGACCCAAATGTAAAAAGTGCTGGTGCTCATTATGCATCATCAACTAATATACCAAATTGTGTCATTGACCCCTCAATATCTACCTGAACACTTTTCCATGGAATTCCCGCTGCAGTAAGACGTTCTTTAAACACTGAAATGTTATGTGCAGTGCCCGGCGAGAAATACGTACCATTCAATGCATTGATTGCATAAATGGTATTTGGCGGATCAGTTAGTCGGCCAAACCACCAAACGTAATTAATGTTAGCCATCAAATCCTCCAAAGTATAAGTTGCCGGCGGGTCTGGATTAATCGGCGGATCATTACTTCCAAACAATGATGGATCAAATGCAGAAGCATCCCAACCTGAATGGCCGCGTGCATCATTTTCATATTGCCAACCAATAACGCCATCAGGTAATGCGCTTGGTCGGTTATATGTATACCGTGCTCCCCAACCATAACCAACAAAAAGCGGGACATATCCAAATGCTCTGGGATATCCCGCATTATTCATCGTTGATTTGAATCGGGCAACAGCTGCATCAGCTCCAGCAGGATTATTCATGTATGCATTATATTCAATATCCATAAACACTGGACAATGTTTTGGATGACTAAATGATGGTAAAACATTTATCATTCTGTTTGCTGAAGCAGCTCCATCATCTCCGCCTAATGATCCTTGATTAGGAACATCAATTGCCCAAAATTCACGACCACTATCTCGCACAGCTTGAGCTTCTGAATGTGACCAAATATTAGTTGCGCTTGGTCCAGATACATATCCAATAATAGCTTTTACAGAACTAGGTACGCCGGACATAGCATGGAAAAACGCACCATCATAAACATCAACAAGTGCCATGCCTATATCTCCCGACATTCACCGAATTAGGATGTTAATTAAAACTATGTCCAGTAGCGGGAGGATAACACGTGCGTGTGATAAACGTCAATCAGTCTTCTTTTTATTACCATATTCCATAAACATATAATACTCTCCATGTTTTATTTGTTCATCAGCTCTCTTAATTAATTCTTTATAACTCATATCTTGTTGTTTAGACATTTCTTGAATAAACTTTAATTTTGTTTTTTCTGATAACTTTGATGGAATAGAAATAAATCCCTCAGGATATTTAGTCTTATACACAGTTGAATAAGCGTTACCTTTACGATCAGAGGTTTTTTCAATAAATTGTGCAATATCGTAAGGTTGTTCAGTTTTAGGTTTAGGATTAAACTTGTTATCAAGATATTTTTTAGTATACGTTGCTGGTTCCCAACCAAATCTTTTTAGTTCCTCATAATCTTCTTTGGTAATTTCTTTGATAAATATCATGTCATCTATTTCACCAAGTTGCTTTTTCTTTTTATCATTCCATGAATTAGTATATTTTTTAAGATCTTTAATTTGTTCTCTGGTCATCATCGTCACAAATGGAACAACAAACCATCCCAGAACAATCATGACGATAAAACTTAGAATGCTGATATGTATCATAATTCCCGATTTTCTTTCGACATATCAATAAGTTCTTTTGTATTCATGGATATTGCATATAAATTATTATTAATGTTTATTAATACAGCCATAAGTTTCTGAAAATCATTAGGCTTGTTTGCATCTTTTCTTGCTTGTGCTAATTGCTCCCTAAAATTTTTAGATCCTTTCCATTTCATAAATATTCCTCACTCCATTACACGATGCCTAGGAACTCGGCGTCCCTTAAGAATTCTATATTCATTATCTCCGGGAGTTTTCTTCATATCCCATTCACGTGTTTCATGATCTAAACGAAATTGATTAAACCATGTAAGATATTCTTCATCAGTTGATTGTTCCGTTGTTTGCGATGATTGCTCTGATTCTTGAACATTATCAATTTTCTTTTGTACTTTCCGCTCTTTCCAACTAAGAAACCATGAATAAAAAATCATTACTCTGATCCTTCTTTCGGTTCGTGTTCATGATCAGCATTAACACACACGCCATTCCATGACATGATACACCGATCATCCTTTCTATGTTTACCAGGATAATTTTCATTTTCATTATCTGGTAATACATCTACATGAAAAATAAGTGGTGAATCATGGTATATATTATCATTAAATGAATCAATCAATAAGTAGGGATCGCTAATGAATTGTTCTTTATCTATTCGTGCACCTTCTTTAAATGATTCTACTTTGTAATTTCTTTTTAGTTGTTCTTGTGTTACTTCATATTCTCTGATAGCAGTAACACGAAATTTTACCATTATTTACTCTCCCGCATATGCTTTACAAATTCTTCTAAAACTGTTTTTGTATGAGTGTAATCATCAGAATTTGCACTTAGTCGACGTTCAATCTCTCTATTAACATACCATGCAGCTTTCTTCAAATCGTCGATATCATTACCTTTTTCATCAGCGCGCCAAATATATTTGATAGCGTTTCCAAGACAGAAATTCATATGTTCTGTGATAGCAATGCATTCAACACCACTGGGGTGATTACCGTAGTGCGGTGGATGATTAATAAGATCTACCATCTTGTTTCCTCACTTTAAACTGATGATCAGAATCATGGTTTCTTTCTAAATAACAATAAACTTTTAATGTCATATCTACCCCTACTTCTGACAAATAATAATCACACAATGGTTCAGGTCTCAACTGATGATCATTCGTCATATGATGATAGTGTTTACTGATTAATGATGAAACTGTTTGGTCCTTTGGAAATGATATAGATTCATACTCGCAATCATCATGCACATAACTAACATTTTCAGCTTGTCCATCACGTCTAAAATTAATTTTAACAGTAAAAGATTCAGGAAAATTACTCATTACGAGACCATGTAATCATAGAAAGTTTATTACCACCAAGTAGCATCTGCAAAATAATTTCAGCATTGTCAATACATACTTCTTTTTTCATACCACGTCCATTATGTATATCTTTCCAAGAAGCGAATGACATAACTTGTTTTGGTAATAGTGCATATTGGTTTATAATAATGTCAGCCATCTCTGAATTAGGAACAATAATAATCCTTTTATTAGGATCCTGATTTAACCATTGCACTGCCTTGTATGTTTTTCCTGATGCTCTACCGCCGGTAATGTACTCAATCATTTTATTATCTTTCTTATTAGCGAGAATTTTATATGGAATTCCAATTGCATTAGCAAAATTTTCTAGTGCTTCTTGTTTATTCATATCATTGTTCGTCCAACCGCAATTGTCACACAATGTATGAAGTGCTCCGACTGGGCTATGAAAAATTGGATATTCCGATTTACAATTAGGACACACTGCAAAATTAGACAACATATTTAAAACACATATCCCCGTTGACGGTCTGTTTCAGTAGGAGGCTCGAGAAAATATCTATCGTAGTTATCTGTAATTAAATCTTTATCAGAAAAAGCTTTCTTCATATCTACCCAAGTATCATTAGATAATTGCACTTCATAATCTCTAATGTACTCTGATGACATATCACCGTCAGGAAAACAGACAATAATTTCATCGATACCGTGCTCATTAAACCTGTCCGACCATGCAATATTTTTTGTTTCTTTATTTCTGATTTTCATGATTCCTCTATGTCTCCATCTAGTTCCCATTCGGCAAGTTCTACACCAGAATGTAATATTCCATTACGAAAATTGAACATTCCTGCACATTGCGCACATAATTCAGGAAATTCATTTATATACTCTGATTTTTCTGTTGCTTCCTCTAGGGAGTCAGCTTGTACCGTAACATAAGTAAAAGCTGAAGTTTTAAACGGTACTTTATATCTAGTCATTGACACATCTGTTGTGATTTATAGATTGCCTCGCTGAGTGTAGTAAAATACTCGCACGTCACAAACCACTTATTGGGTTTACGCTGTGCACCGCCGATTTCCCTGCC